ATAAGTATAATCTAATTCTAAACCCATAAGATATAATTCGTAATCTCTACTTACTAAAAGAACATTATCAATTATACAATCATTTCTTTGATCTTCTTTTGTAAAAGACCATTCATAATTAAAACCTGCACAACCTCCACCTTTGACATCAAGTCTAACATACTGATTATCATTTTTTTCACTTAACTCTTTTAATCTTTTAAATGCATTGTCTGATAATTTTATCATTCTACTATTAATTTACCTTTTGGAACTGATTTACTTCTAACGATAGAACCATCTTTCTTTTTAGAAATAGGATGTGAATCTTTATTACATGTTATAACCATTTCATGTTTATTATTAATTGTACTAAAGATGTGTCTTGCAGCTGTAATTAAATACTTACCTGATTCTAATTCATCAAGAAAACCATTTTCTTTGGCAGTTAAATCTGGTTTAGTAAAATTAATTGTATCACCACATGCAAGAGCTGTGTGTCCGTTTACTTTCATATTACGACTAAGTGTTGTTGCTAATTCAACCATTTTACCTTTTAGATATTGAACAGAATCTTTTTCTGTTGAAGTTGTATAACTATAACTTTCAGTCTCTTTATTATAATGTAGTGGATCACCACCTGTTGTTTCATCTACTTGATATGGTATCAGATGAATATTTGTATCTGGGTAGTCTGAAATTCTTGAACCATCTTCTTCAATAGCATCATCATTGTATATTGGTTTGTCTTTATCAGAATTTTCAATTCTAGGAAACTTTTTATAATCATCAAAATAATTATGTTCTTTTGTTTCTATCTTTTTATTAAAAATATCAAGGGTTCTTAACTTGTTTGCTAATAGACCACTAACAATATTTTTTAACATATCACTATTGTTATTTGAATCATCTTGAAGAACAGTACGATATTCTTTTTCAATGTCTTTTACTTTAGACCCAACATCATCTAATTCGCCTGGGTCACCTAGATTAAAATCACCTTTAGTATCTTGATTATATAAACTTTGTAATGTTCTAAAATGATAACCTCTTGTATTTTCAAAGAAAACATAAAAAGGACTTAGTGAATTAGAAGATACAGACTCCTCTACTATGCTCTGTATAAATTGAAATGGGTGCATATTAGGAACAACATATTTTCTTACACCAGATGCTTCTTCAATATAAAGTTTTTTAGAAGTATTAATAGAAAAGTCACTTTTCATAAGTGTTTCAAATATTTCACTTGGACTACCAGTTAGACTTTTAGATACTCTTTTTCTTAGATTAGTCAATGCTTCTGGTGAGATAAACGATAATTCAAAAACTTCAGCATTTAACGATGAATCATTTCTTGCACCAATTTTATACACAGAGAATACATTTTCTGTAAAATCAAAACATTTCTCAACATCATTGCTTTCAAACCCTGGCGTTGTTATTTTTAATCTAAGATAATCTTGTCCTAAAATTTGTGTTTTAGTTATTAAACTATTTGTATCGTAACAAAGGATAGAACCTTTTAATGCATTTGAATAAATGTCTTCGAATAAATTGATTTCTAAAATAGAACTACTAAGATTAATGACTAATCCTGCTGATGTGACTAATTCACATTTCTCAATTACAAATTGACCTGCATATTGTACCGTACTCATTTAAATCACCGTTTCTGATATTTTTTCTTTAAATTCTGCAACAAACTGATCTACATATCTAGGGTCTAATAGTTTGATTCTTCTTCTTTCGTTTTGTAATTTTTCTTCAAAATCATAATTAGTAATAGCAGTTGCACTTGGATATAAAGTATTTGATGTACCAACGTCTATTTTAATATTGCCATGACCAGACTCTTGAGTAATTTCGTAATGATGAACTGCACTAATATTTTCAATACCATACTTATCTTTCATGTATAAATCAAATTGTTGTTGTGTCATTGGCCAATCATGGTATCTGTCTTTTACTTTATTAAATAGTAAAATAACCCAATGTAGATTTATGTCACCATATAATTTGTGTGCTATCATTTCTGGTGTTTCACCTTCTTTAACATCGTAAGTATCAAAAACAGCTGTATTATCTTCTACCTTTGTTCTTACCACAACTCTTCTTAAAATATTAGTTACATCTTTTAATTCACCATTACCTTCGGAGTCGTATGGGATAACAGGAAAGTTTTGAAAAAATGACATCTAGTAACCCTCGTAAATTCTTTCTTTTGTAATTAATTCCATTTCTGAGAACTCTAGTGTACATTGAGTTTCAACAGGTGGAGCACCTTCTTCGTTAGGTGTAAATGTTCTAAATCTATCGCCACCATATGTGACTGTAATATTTTCCAATACACATGTTGATATTTTTTGTAAGTATTGGTTTTCATTACCATCATACATATATTGTATATCAAATGTATTTGGAACTCTCATCTTTCTACCTGCTCTGTCACCACCAACAAACTCTGGTGCTGCATTTGCTCTAAAGGCAAATATAATATTTCTTACTTCGTCTGACTCTCTTTTGTTTTTAGGTAAAAATTTAAATTGAAATTGGAACTTTCTTTTGTTTAAACCTTTGAATGCTAATTCCATTCTATCAGCAACAATGGCACCTTGTGCCGCTTCGTATGCTTCTCTCGTTCCTTGTAAACCAGGTATTGCACCAACAGCTGCAGTTGCAGTTTTCATTAAACCCTCACTTAGACCTGTTCCTAAATTTTTCATTGTTGAACCAATAACTTCGGCAGTCCCAGCACCACTCATTATTTGTCCGTAGGCATCTGTTGCCGCTCTTGCACCAGAACCAATTTCAGTATCAGTATAATTAAATTGATTGATATAAGTTGCTTGTGGTGGCATGTATAATGCAATCGCAGTATCTAATCTTACAGTTGGTGCTCTTTTTAGATATGCAGTTGAACCACCTGCCTTATAAGGTTTTGGTTTAGTTTTTCTTTTACTTAATGCTTTTTTAAACCCAGGGTCAACCATGTCTAAATGTTGTTGATTTTCATACCCATTTGTATTCTCTTCTCTTACAGCAGTATCACCTACCATTCTTGTAATGTATTGTGGAACATTGGCTTGTGATGCATTTTCAATAACTGAAGTCTCACCGTCTTTTCTTTCGCCAAATCTTAATTCTGCGTCTTGTTGTTCATTGATATAGAACATAACATAGTGTCCTTGATTACCGATACCTGGGCCACCAGTGACATCTAGAGGGAAAGAGAAGATATTTGTTGGTTTATTGAATTCTGCACTAGATTTAGATACAGGTCCACCTTGTCGATTAACATCTTGCAAACCTAACTGTTTACGCAAGATACCACTGACTTTTCTGATACCGTAAGAGGCTGCTGTACTAACTGCTTGTGTTTTTAAACCTTTTATTATGCTCATAGATAAATATTCCTTGACTATTGTACTATTTATATGTTATAAAGGAGTTAATAATGACTTATAGTGGCAGATACATACCGAAGAATAGAGAAAAATATAGAGGTAATCCTTTAAAGATTATTTATCGTTCTATGTGGGAAAGACGATTAATGGATTATTGCGATAAAACAACGAAGGTAATTGAGTGGGGAAGTGAAGAAATAGCAATACCCTACACATCACCTGTCGATGGTAGATTGCATAGATATTTTCCTGATTTTTATATGAAGGTAAAACAAAAAGATGGTTCAAATAAAAAATTCATTATTGAAGTAAAACCAAAATCACAACTTAAACCACCATCAAAAAATCCCAAAAGAAGAACAAAAAGATGGTTATCTGAGGTTCATACATATGCAGTAAATAGAGCAAAGTTTGACTCTGCAACGGAATACTGCAAAGATAGAGGATATGAATTTAAGATATTAACGGAAGACCACCTAGCACCCAATTATAAATAATAGTAGGATATAAATATGGCAGTTTCAAAATACATACAATCAGTACAAAAAGCAGCTGGGGGTAGACCTAGAAGCACTGAATGGTATAAAGACAAGATTAAAGAGTTTGGTACCCCAGGCGCACAACAACTTATTAGAGACGGTAAAAGAAAAAGAACTGTAGAGTTTGGTAAACTCAACATGTTTTTCTATGACCCAAAGTTAAAAGCAAAACTACCTTACTATGATACTTTTCCTTTAATACTTCCTATAGAACAATACAATGATGGGTTCTTAGGAATTAACTTACATTACTTGCCTATTCCTCTTAGAATTAGATTATTAGATAGATTGATTGACTTTTCATCTACAAAAGATTTGACAAAAAAAACTAAAATACAGGCAGATTATCAGAGATTAAAAAGAGTAAGATTAATCAAACCTACACTAAAGAGGTATCTAAATACTAGAGTGAAGTCTGATTTTCGTCTTATAGATGCTGACGAATGGACTGTTGCAACATTATTGCCCGTTGCAAGATTTAAGAAAGCATCAACAAATGAAGTCTGGCGAGACTCAAGAAAGATGATATAATATGTCTAAAAGAATGGATATATCGGATGATACTGCTGTATCAATGCCAGTAAGAAATATGCTCGCTATAATTGCGGCAGTGGCACTTGGAGCATGGTCATACTTTGGTATGTTAGAGCGTCTAAATATATTAGAGACTAAAGCAGTATTGGCAGAAAAAGATTTGCAATCTCACATAGAGAGATTAGAAAACGATTTAACAAAAAATACAGAGTTTAGAATTAAATGGCCAAGAGGAGAAATGGGTACTTTACCTGCTGACTCCGAGCAATACATGCTCATCGAAGACCTTTACAAGACGCTTGAAAAGGTAGAAAAACAATTAGAAGATATGATGCATAATAAAGTTAACATAAACTTTATAACAAAACAATTAGAAAAAGCCTTAGAAGATATTGAAGAATTAAAAGATAAGGTTAGAATAAACGGAAACGGACATTCGAAAAAGGAGTAGATATGATAGAAGTAGTAGTGGCTCTTTTGATGATAATGAATGGCGAAATAAAAGAGCATAGAATACAAGAAAACATGGCCATATGCCTCAAGGGTAAAAGAATAGCTGAAAGACAACCAACAATGTCTGTAAGGTATCAATGTATAAAATCAAAGGCAGAGCTTGAGGTAAACATAGATGGTTCTAAAGGAATCAAAGCAATAATATTGGAAAAAAATTAAAATGGCAAGAAGCAGTTTACTAGATGGGTTTGCATACGGAGTACTAAATGAAATCTTAGCAGGTTTTAGAAGTCAAGATGGTTATGCTAGACCTACAAAGTATGAAGTAATAATTACACCACCAAGTGGTTATAGAGGTTCTGGTGGACAAGCGGCCAGTTCAAATATATTTGGTGCAAGCTTGCAACAAAAAGGAACAGATTTAGTAAGAAGAGTTTCTATGGAAACAACACAGGTTTCATTTCCTGGTATGACTTTAGAAACGCAAGAAGATACAAACATTTATGGTCCTGTAAGAAAAGTTGTTTCAGGTCAAACTTTTGCAGAGCTTAGTACAAGTGTTAGAGTATCATCAGATTTTAGAGAAAGAAATTTCTTTGATGATTGGCAAAGAATAGCTGCAAATAGAACAGATTTTTCAGTAGGATATTATGACGATTACGTTGGAACTATGCAAATATTTCAACTTGATAAGAATGATAGAAGAAGACATGGTGTAGAGTTAGTAGAGTGTTACCCATCAACAGTTGGAGAACTACAAGCAGATTATGGTGTACTAAACTCTATTTACTTAATGCCTGTTACTTGGTCATATAGATATTGGAAAAATTTAACAGATGAGGCAGAATTGCCTAAACCACTTCTAGAAAGAATTGGCGATGTGTTTGTTAATACTGTTGAACGACAGTTAAGAAGTCGTGTTCCAGCAGTGTTAAGAAGACTATAATATTAATATATAAGGAGCGATAATTATGGCACTACCAAAACTGGCAACAGCTACATACGAATTAGAGTTGCCGTCAACAGCAGAAATTATTAAATATCGACCTTTCTTAGTCAAAGAACAAAAGGTTCTTATGATGGCTAGTGAAAGTAAGGAAGATAAACAGATAGTTGAAGCAGTAAAAAATATTATTAAAAGTTGTACTTTTGATAAGTTGGATGTTAATAAACTTCCAATGTTTGATATTGAATATATCTTTATTAAACTAAGAGCAAAATCAGTTGGGGAAACTGCTAAAATTTCAGTTACCTGCCCAGATGACAATAAAACACGAGCAATAGTCAATATTAATTTAGATGAACTTGACATGACAGTCAAAGATGATCATAGCAATAAGATAAATATTACAGACGATGTGAGTATTACTATGAATTATCCTTTAATTGATGACTTTAAAGATTTTGATAAAGGACAAGGTTCAACAGGATTTTTTGATTTGATTAAAAAATGTATTGATGAAGTAATCGAAGGTGAAACTATTCATAAAAGAATAGATTTTACTAACGAAGACCTTAATGAATTTATTGATTCACTTAATAGTGCTCAGTTGTCAAAGATTATGAAATTTTATGAAACGATGCCTAGACTTAGACATGTGGTTGAAGTTGAAAACCCTAAGACTAAGGTAAAGAGTGAGGTTGTAATCGAGGGCCTTGCAAATTTTTTAGCATAGGCCTCTCACATGACACGATAACGAATTATTTTAAAACAAACTTTGCGATGCTACAACATCACAAATATTCGTTGTCTGAACTAGAAGAAATGTGGCCATGGGAGAGGGAAGTTTATGTTAATCTACTTGCAGAGCATATAAAGGAAGAAAACAGAAAACAAAAAGAACAAGAAGAAAAAAATAGACATAGAAGGTAGAGATATGACAGATGAAATAAAAAAAACAGATCACCATCCAGCAGATACAAATGGTGATGGTCAAGTATCTGATAGAGAGCATGAAATGTATCTAGAGTTTAAGAGAAAAGAACTTGAAGATGCTGATGCTCGTAGAGACGCAATGAGATCAATGACATGGTTTGCATTGTGGGGTATGTTATGTTATCCAGCAGGTATTTTAATTACTTCAATGTTAGGATTTGAAAGTACGGCAAAGATTATTGGTGATATTGCACCTACATATTTTGTTGCCATATCAGCATTAGTTGCAGCTTATTTTGGTGCAAATGCATATACAGATAGTAAAAAAACAGATAAGAAAAAGTAATGTTCGATAGAATTGTATATACATCATTGAATTTTATCAGTACTGTATCAAGTAAAGTCTCTGTATGGAGTTGGCAAAAATTATGGAAGAGTAGAGACAAAGGTATTGGATATAAATACTTTAGAGGTAAAAACAAATGACAGCTGCAGTAGAAAACTTAATCACAACAATTAGAAGAAAAAATGCTGAAGAAGAAGCTAAGATTGTATCTCAAAAGAAACAAGAAGTCGTTAATCAAGCAAAACAAACAAAACAACTAGCAGATCAAGCAAAGAAGTCGCAAGGTGCTATTGATAAGTTTGTTGGTGATCTTAAAAAAGGTAAAAAGACTAAAGGTGGTGAAGTCATTGCATCTAGACTTAGTGGTGTAGAGAAAGATCAATTAAAAACTTTAAATAGTCAATTGGCAAGTGATAAACAATCAATTGCTCAGTTGGAACAACAAAATAGATTACAAGAACTCAATAACAAAATTCAAACAGATCAAACACAAGCAACTAGAGACTTGATCATGAGATCAAGAGGAATTAGTGAAAATGAACTAGCGGCTGAAGAACAAACAAGAGCAGAATTAAAAATGCAAAAACAAGTATTAGAAAAAATGCTTGTTAGTGATACTATGACTGCTGAACAAATTAAAGGTACCCGTGAGTATCAAGAAAAAGCGACTAACATAGAAAGACAAGAAAGAAGATTAGAAGCTCGTGCTGATAGACAAGTACGAATGCAAAACATCAAACAAACAATGTCTTTACAGGGTATTAGTAAAGGTCTTGTTGGATTAAAAAGTGGTATTATGGGACTTGGTGGAAAAGCTTTAGGTGCAACAAAAGATGCTATGAAAAGTGCAGGTGGTGGACTGATGGCCATGTTAAAAACAGGTGGATTAGTTGCGGCCTTCTTTGGTTTAAAAGCATTCTTAGATAGTAAAATGTTTGAGAATTTAACAGAATTTATGAAATCATTAGCACCACAGTTTGAACTAGTCTTCGGTGGATTTAAAAAATTATTTCAAGGTGACATCATTGGTGGATTAATTGACATCTTTAAAGGTCTTGGACAAGCAATATATAAAATACTTGACTCGGCAGTAACAGGATTGTATAATGCAATTGCAAGGTACTTTGGATTAGAAGAAACTGATAGTGTCTTTGGTGCAATCATTAATGTATTCATGAAAATATATGAATTTTTAACACCTTTAATAGACATAATGAAGAAATATGTTATGGATATTTTTAATAGTATTGTTGGTGGAATAAAAAATATATTTGAAGGTATCAAAGGATTATTCTCTGGCGACTTTAGTATAGAAAACTTTGTTAAAATTTTTGGTGGATTATATGACATTGTGTTTAGTGGAGTAAGGGCTGCAATAAACATGGTAGCAGGTTTATTTGGATTTGATGGTATACCTGATGATTGGTCAATTACAGGTGCTCTCTTAACAGCAGTTGCAAAAGTAAAAGAGTTTTTTGCCAACATGTTTGCATTTGGTAGTGCTCTTAAAGATAAGATATTTAACATAGGTACAATATTTAAAGGATTGGCAAAAGGTGGTATAGCCGCAGTTAAAGCAATATTACCTGGTGGTGAAAGTCCTGGCGAAGCATTTAGAAGAGTATTTAATGAAGTTACTAAAGGTGATGATATAGGTTTAGAAGTTGCACCTGGTGGTTCAGCATCAGCAAATCTTGAAGCATCTGGTAATCCAATGGGTTATGATTTATCTACCGAAGAGGGCAAGGTTCAGTTTGCCAAAGACACAAGAAAATCAGATATTATTATTCAACAAAACCAAAATAATTCTAGAAACTCAAGTGTCACACAGGTTCAACAAACACCAGTTAAATCGCATGATGAAATAGCAAACTCATTGACAAATTCACATGCTGGAGTATATTAAAAATGAAAAAATCATTTGACGAATTATATGACGAATTAAACGAAGGTGTATATGACCCAAACATCTTTAAAGCAATATTTTTAGCAGGTGGACCAGGTTCTGGTAAATCATATGTTGCTGGAAGATCAGGTGTAATAGGACAAGGATTAAAATTAGTTAATTCAGATAATGAATTTGAATTTTTAATGAAAAAAGCAAAACTTGAACTAGACATGACTACTCAATTAGCAGACAAACAAGCAGGTCAAAGAGATTCAGTAAGAGACAAAGCAAAAAGAATGACCGCTAGTAAAAAAGATAATTATATCTCAGGTAGATTAGGATTAATACTTGATGGTACTGCTAGAGATTATGACAAGTTGTCAAACGAAGCAAAAGCATTACAACAAATAGGTTATGATACATATATGATATTTGTAAACACTTCTCTTGATGTTGCATTAGAAAGAAACGCAATGAGACCAAGAAAAGTGCCAGAAAGTATTGTAAGTAAATCATGGAAAGCTGTGCAACAAAACATAGGTAAGTTTTCACTATTCTTTAAAAAAGGATTTATTATTGTAGATAATAATGAAGTAAATGAAGACATAATGAAAGAAGTATCAAAACGAGTGAGATCATTATTGAGACAAAAAATACAAAATGGAAGAGCTAAATTATGGATACAACAACAACTAGACCTCAAAAGAAGATAAGAGTAATCTGTGTAAGAACTGGCAATAAGTTTGACCAGTGGTACGAAGACAATTACAAATACATGATCGATAAGTACTCTGGTTTGAAGTACGATGAATATGTTGTTATCAATGACAATGTGTATGAAGATGATTATGGTTGTTTTAATAAGTTGTTAATGTTCGATAGATACAGAGAAGAACATTATAGGAACATTTATTTTGACATAGATGTCATTATCAAAGGTGATTGTAATAAATTTCTCACAGACGAATTAACGGTATGTGATAGTCGCAGTTGGCAATCAGATGATTACTATAATAATCACTTGCAGATTTCAAGTGACATAGTATCTTGGAGTGGTGACTATTCTCATATACACTCTCAAGTTGCAGACAATTTAGATTATCATTATGTAAAATATCATAAGGGAATTGACAAGTATCTCTATGACGAACACAAACCAAAAAGACACCCATCAGGTTATTCTTCTATACAGACACAAACGAATCATGCCGAATCAGATGTTGTAATATTCAATCAACATTACAAAACTATGAAATTATCTGGTTGGTGGCACAAATACACAATAAATCAACCCAAAAACCCTTGATTTTCCTTGCCTTTTTAACCATAATTTAACCCTTGACTTAGGGGTAATAACCCTATATTATAGTTATATAAGATGATGAAAGAGGTTAATATGAAAACTGTAAAAGTCTATGAGACCGATAATAAACTTGGTTTCAATTACTATGGGACATTTATTACAGACCCATTTGTGTCTGAATGTTCTCGTTTTGTTCTTAATCCTGTAAAAGATTATGGGTTGACAAAGAAACAAACAAATGATATTATTAAATATAACCAACTAGATGAGGAGTTAATATAATGAGTAAAGTAAAACAGTGGGCAATGGATGTTGCCGAAAAAGCAGTTGATAAGATTATCAAAGAAGTTAAAGATAATGTAATTAACAAAAATGATGCAATCATGAAAATTATGGAGGTTGATAACATAGACCTACTTAGTATTGATTGGGATAATGTTGACGAAATTGTTGAAATGGAGTGTGCTTAATTGTCAATTCAATCTACAATACATTTAGTTTACGTTAGGTACTATGATGACCCAGAGGATGGTTATCCTTTTGGTAGTTATCATACGATCTTTAGAAATGTTAATATGAGACATTTACATAGACTTAATGACAACGACTTTAAGAAAAAAGTCTGTAAGATAATGGACAAGAAGTATAAAGAAACGGCAGAAAACTTTGCAGGTACTAGTGAAGTTCAAATAATGCATGGTTCGGAATACTACGAGACATACGAAGATAGATTTGGTGATGTCGCAGAAGGTGACAATACTTTATTTAATGATTATGGTCAGTTGTGGAATACAAGACAAGGTTTCAAATATGACTTTAACGAACAGATTACTAACAAATACAAACCAGAGAGGATACATGATAATTAATATAGGTGATACTATCGAAGATAAAAAAGGTAGACAAGGTGAGATAATCAATATCGGTATCGCAACAGAAAAAACTGATATTGCGGCTGAGAATGACACAAGTTTAAATGCACAAACTTATGATACAACATTAGGTTATGTTGGTGCAATTACATTTGGGTCTAATTGGTGTTACTTTGATCAAATCAAAGAAATTGTAAAAAGAAAACAAGACGACTTAGAGTAGGAATGTAAAATTGAATAAACTAGAAAAAAATCTTGACATCGTGACTAACTATAATTTAGTTACTGTGGAACATGTTGCTTTTGGAGGTGGTGGAAAAGTCGCCAATGTATTAGTGGATAAAAATTTATCTATTAATGAACAACTTGAAAAAGCATATATGTTAACACAAAACATTGAAGATGGTTGGTGGAATAACGAGAACGTCAAAAAGATAACTAAAAAAGATGCAGTAAGAAGCACCTCTATGGAAGATATAATGCACATCAATAACGATAAGTATGTGGTTGCCGCAGTAGGGTTCCAAAAGATCAACTAAATATAATATGCCTAGTAACATTATGATACAATTAACATTCTTGTTAATGTTTCTGTTTTTATTAACTTCGGGTTGCAGTAAACATATTGATTTCAACCCGTGGACTACATTAGTAAGGCATATAGTTGAATCAAATATAGAGAAAGATAAATGATTGGTATATTAACATTTTTATCAGCAATAAGTATTTCTGTCGTTGCGGCATTCTACTCTATTGTAGGACTTATGGCAATCTTCACAGGTGCTGCATTGGAGATCGCAGTTATGGGTGGAGTATTAGAGGTTGGAAAACTAGTTACAGCATCTTGGTTATATCAAAACTGGCGAAACAAACTTGTTAGTCTAGCACTAAAAACATATCTGTTTATCGCAGTAATAGTTTTAATCTTTATCACATCAATTGGTATCTTTGGTTTCTTATCAAAGGCACACTTAGAACAAGTTAATCCTACAAATAATAATGTATTATTAATAACACAACTTGATAATCAAATTGCATTTGAACAAAAACAAATTGATAGATCGCAGAATACATTAGATAGATTAGATGCAGCTCTTGACAAATATATTGATATGGAATATGTTACTAGAGGTCTTAAAGAACGACAAAAACAAGAAGACGAAAGAGAAGCACTTAATACAATTATCGCAGATGCAAATAAAAATATTATACAACTTAATAATCAGAAATACGAATTAGAAAGAGAAGTATTAATACAAGAGGCAGACGTAGGGCCCATAAAATATATTGCAGAATTAATATATGGTGATGATGCAAAAGACATGTTAGATCATGCCGTAAGAGCATTGATTATCATATTCATATTTGTGTTTGACCCTCTTGCAGTACTATTGTTAGTATCAGCAAACGTATCACTTAGAACATCACAACTTGCAAAAGAAGAAAAGAAACAAGACAAAGTAAAAGCATTAGAAAGAAAATATAGATCATTGCAAACTAGACATAGAAATAAAATGAAAAAACAAAAGTCTATTGCAAATAGAAAAATAAATGAAACAGTAGAAAATGTAAAAGGGGTAAGAAAAGTCACTAGAGAACAAGATGGCGTATCTATGACAACTTACGAATAATATAATGAAAGTAGCGATTATTGGTTATGGAGTAGTTGGTAAAGCAACTCACAAAACAATTCAAAGACAACACGAAGTAATGATACATGACCCACACCAGGGTAAACATTGTATCTATCAAGAAGCAGATGCTGTGTTTATATGCACACCA